CCACTACCTTGTATAACGCCACGCGCCATACGAGACTTCAGCTTTTCAATGTTGAAGATGGCAATGTCCTCTAGCTTGATGCCTTGATCAGCTGCCATGTTAGCTAGATTCCAAAGCACATCACCCAACTCTGATATCACCTTAGTACGGTCAATGTCTACAGCGTCACCCCGTAGGAGAGGCTTGACAAACAAGTCAGCGGCCTCAGCAGATTCAATCATCAATGACGTTACAGGATACATAGGATCTGTGTAGATTGCTGTCTCCTGTGCTAGCTTTTGATACTGATTAAATTCCATCTTATTCGTCCTCGTAATACTCATAGTCTTCGTCGTCAGCCTCTACAATCTCCATGTCGAGGTAGACTCCAAGGCATTGGTGGTGCATTAAAGATTCCTCACAGGTTTCATATGAGCCTCGGACTATTACTTTACTAAGATACACGCCGTCACATGCGTAATGTTGCCCTACTAATTCATATTCCATATTCCACCTCATCAACTGCTTCAATCATTCTGTCTAGATACCACTTAGCCTTCTTCAGATCCTGAACTGGATGCTCCTTGTAGCGCCACCTGTGAAGATACTTCAGAGTGTTACCCTCACAGTACTCAATAAACCCATCACCCAACTGTTGCTTGATATAATCAATGGCTTCGATACCGCCTGTGTTGTAGTGCTTAGGTTTAGTTACTGCATCCCACTGCTCTGGTGTTGCATCATTCAATCTCGTCATCGTTGTATATATCCTCTACTTCTAATTCATCTTCAAGGTAGTCTCGCTTAGCTTCAATGAAGTCCTCAAAGCGATACACCAAATCTTCGGAGCTTATCTCCAGTACTTCTAGTAGATCTATCTCAGGTAACGTCTTGAGTTTATCACACAGATCTTTGAATGTCATGACACATCCTTACCATACTTTTTACGGAGATAATTAATCGAGACAGGTAGCTCATCGAAACTTCCATCCTCTACCTCATTCAACATCCAGATACCTGACCAACTACCATTGGTTTGTGGATTCAGATACTCCTCGTCATGCTGATAGTAGATACCTGCAAACAATCCAGTAATGTTCTTACCATCAGCGCGTCTTGCATAAGCAATGTCACGGTCTTGCACATGGCCTTGCACACAGCTCATCATCTTCTTCTGCAATAGTAGCTTTGCATTCGTTACAGGTCTACCCATAACACCTGAACAGAAGTAGTGACAGTACACGACACCATCAATCACCTTTGGTTGTAGGAAGGGGACAACTGTCCAGCCCATCTCAGGCAACATCAGGTCATCGTAGCTCATCAGTCCTTCTAGTTTAGCATCAGCCTCTACAGCTCTCTCAATGCGTTGCTCGTGGTTGCCCAACAAGAACACCATCTTAGGAGTCCATAGCTTCTTCTTGTTGATACGAAGGCGCTCACGCTCTGCTCTGATAGGTTCTAAGAATGCAAGCATAGCATCAATACCTGCCTCTACATCTCTGGTGTAGCGTCTACCTTCAAAGCTCTTCTTACCTACATCGTAGCTTGACAGGCTCGGCATGTCCCAATGATCGCCTAAGTGAATGATCACGTCAGGCTTCTTCTGTGCAGCGTACTGTCCTGCCCACCGTAGGTGATCATAGTTACTATCAGGTTTAACCTGTGTGTCGGGTATGATTAGGTGCTTTGTCATTACTTGTGTCTCCACTTACTTGGTAAACTCTCTGGGGTGTAGTACGTGAAACCGTTTTTATCTGCCCATTCTGCCATCGTAAACTTAGTACCGTCTGCTCGTTTTCTTGCAAACGGCATTGCAGTTCTAGGGTTTTGGAATACAAATACAAGTTCGTAAGCGCACTCAAGATCAACAGTCCGAACAAGAGAGTCTCTAATGTCCACATATTTTTTAGCCTCGTTCCTATCTCTGAACCTACCTTTGACTTCGATGTAAGTTAAGATCTCCTCTTCCTCATCGTAGTATACAAAGTCAGGCTCATAAGTTCTGCGTTGTATGTACGGTATACGTTCTGTGTGATACTGACACTGCCGCAACTCTTTAGATAGATCAAACTCTAGCCAACTGTCAAACCCCTTCGGTATGTTCTTGCTCGTTCGCTTCTTCATTGACCTCTTCCTTAGTTGGTGGCGTCCAGATCTGACCCTCATACCGCCTGAGCCACAATAAGATACCGTTCTCTACAGCTCTCTCTTCACTACCCAGTTTCTCAACACAGACTTCAAACATCTCTCGCTCTGTCTTGTCTTCCAATAACTTCTTGGCTTTAACTGCTCCGATTCCCTTGACTCCAATGATGTTGTCAATGCGGTCACCAGTAAGAAACTGCATGTAGAAGTTGAGCATACCCTGCGTAGCACTGATGTAGTACTGTTGCTTCTTGACAAAGTTGTAGTGCCACCCTTCGACTTGATCAAAGTCTTTGTCAATACTGACAATGAAACACTTATCTTTACCAAGCTCTGTCGCACGTATTGCAATAGCATCATCAGCTTCCTGACCCTCTACAAGTTTACCTCCAATCTCCAGCATGTACTCTCGCAGTTCATCATAGTGTACAGGGCGCTTGCCTGTTCTGTTTCCCTTGTAGGGTTCTGTGACTGCGTAGTCATTCCTGAAGTTGGTCTTGCCTGTAATGAACAGCTCAAAGTCTTCGCTACCTAACTCCTGACAGATGGTCTCGATGGTCTCGCCCAGCCTATGCCGAGCGAGTCCAAAGGGTTCATCATCGTAGGCGAACCCCACCCTGTAGGTGAGGATATCGCCATCAATCAGGAGTTTCACAAGGCTTCCTCGGTCATCGCTACAGCCTGAGGAGAGTACTCGATCAAGTCAGTGATCTGAAGACCACCAATCTTAATCCCTACAGCCCAACCACTACGCTTAGTGGGTGCGTGTGTCCACTCATAAGCTTCTGCTTTGACATTAGCTTTTGATCCATTCGCTACCATACCTTCAAAGACACCACCGTCTTTGGTGTAGGCTGTGATTGGAAACTTAGCTGACTTAGCTGTGATGAAATAGCCACGGTCATCCCCTTTGGTGCGTACATTAACACCAATGTCTTCAAGCTTTGCTACTTGATCATCACTCAACTGACACAGGTCAACCTGATACTTGCCTGACATTGTGTTTGGCTCATTCAACGATGCCCAGTAAAGAGTAACGTTGTTTAAATCTACGGGTACTTTGTTCATAAGTATTATCCTCAAAGGTTAATGTATTAACTTCAATATACGCTGTATATTATACAGGAAATTAAAGCTTTTGTCAATGCGTATCATACCAACTATTACCAATTTTAGACTCAGCGTCTACGCGCACTCTGAATCCTAGAAGCTTCCCTGCTTCAGTGGCTGACTCTTCCATAATCTTTGCCACGTGTTCTGCTACATGTTCTTTCACCTCCATCTGTATCTCGTCATGTACAAACGCTACCTGCTTTACAAACCCCTGCAAGGCAGATCTGCGAATCTTCTGGTGCATAGTAACACACCACTGCTTAGCTATGATTGCTCCACAGCTTTGTAAGAGCGTGTTGAGTGCGGCTCTTTCTGATCTGATGTGCAATCTCCTGCCGTCAAGACCTTTGATTGTTCCTTCTGTTGCAAGCTGTCCCACCAACGTCTGGAGCTTTCTAAGCTTTGGCGTGTTCGCATAGAAGTTCTCAAGTATCTGTTCACCTTCTTCGTATCCTCCTCCAACAATTGATCCTATCTTTGCAGCCCCTGCGCCATAGAGCGTAGCGTAGATCATAGTCTTTGCCATGTTGCGCTCGGGTAATCCTGCGGCTAACTGGTTCTTGGTGTGGATGTCTCCGTTTAATAACTCGTCTGTCCACTCATCGTCCTGCATGTAGTGTGCTAAACAGCGCAACTCAATACCACTCAAGTCACAACCAACAAGCTTGTAGCCTGACGGCACAGTCCACAGACTACGGCACTCCTTACCATACGGACTAGACACTGAAGGTATCTGCCCCATGTTAGGACTGCTGTGTGTCATGCGACCAGTAACAGCACCATTGCTAATGACTCGACCATGTACTCTGTTGTCGTCACCTGCGGCATCAATCCAACTGCTGATCAAACCCACACGCTTCTGCAACATCAGGTACTCAGACACTAGCTGTGCCTCTGGCAAGTCTATCTCAGCGAGTGTGCCTTCATCCACTACAGGTCTACCTGTCTCTGTCACACGCTTCCACTTGACACCGAGACTCTCAAGACGTTTCGCTACCTGCTGTCGAGAACCCACATTGAACACCTCGACATGATCCTTGAGTTGCTTGCCTGTCTTCTCAGACCAACGCTCAGTAACAATAGGTGGGAACTTCTCTTGCAGCTCGTGCTCGATGTCAGCCATGCGAGACTTGAGGTCAGCCAGTAGAGTAGTAGCCTCACGCACATCCAACAAGAATCCATTGCGCTCTTGCTTGCAAGTCTGGATTGCTGTTGCGTGTTCAAGCTTGATGCTCTCATCTGAGAAGTTCATCGCCTTCATCTCACGAGATAGATGATGATACAAATCCCAAGTAAGATCAACATCACGTTTACAATACTTGACCATCTCATCAGTCAAACCTCCATCGAAGTCAGTGAAGTCTATCTTGCCATCGTCACCACGCAAGCGTTGACCCCATGCCTTAAGTGAGTGTCCTCCCTCAATGTCAGGGCGGTAGAGTCGAGACAAGACAAGAGTATCAATCACCTGCGAAGGGTACAGAGTAATATCCCACAGGTCACGCAGTACAGGAGCATCAAAGCCAATACCGTTGTGCATGATCACTGGAGCATTGGCATTGAGGTACTCTTGGAAATGGTCTCTCAAGAAGTCTAAGCCTCTTTCATACCAAACTTTGACCTCATTCTCTGTGCGTGTCACAGCACACCAGATGGTGTCATGCGCTCTGTTTGTCTCGATGTCTAATACAATCACAAGCTATCCTCTAGTACATGTTCGGTCATTCTACCTGTACCCAAATCATAAAGCAAGTCACACGCCTTACCTGTGAGTCCACTGAAACGATTCTTCAGCACACGCACATGTGTGGTGTTGCGAATGGTTGGGTCATCAGCTTGACCATTACGCTCAAGTCCTAAGACCATGTCGCTAAGCTGTGCAATCGAGCCACTGCCGCGCAACTGTGACAGACTAGTAGCACTGCCTTCTTCGTGGCCTTTGCCGTCAGGTCTCTTCAGGTGGCTCACTAGAATCAGCGAGATGCCTGTCTCCTGCACGAGCATACGTAGCCTCGTCATTATCTCATCAAGGGCTTTACGCTCGTCACCAGCGCCTTGTGCAGACACGACAATCGAGACGTGATCCAAGAAGACGTACGAACATCCAAGACCCTTTGAGAGATAACGCACACGATTAATAATATTATCGACACTTGTGCTACCAAAATGATCAAACAGGTAGAGACGGTTTGTTCCCAAAGTCTTTTGATATGCTTCAATCTTTTCCTCATCACTCGCTACGCAGTCAGGTAAGTGCAGTGGCTTGTTAGCGGCAAGAGACATGATGCTCAAACCAGTTCTTCTCGTACCCTCTTCAAGGAATAGCAGACCAATGTTGGCTTCAGTCTTTTGAAGTATGTGCCAGACCAACTCACGCACAAACTGAGACTTACCTAATCCACTTCCTGCTGTGATGGTAACTAACTCACCCATGCGTATGCCGTAGGTCAGTTTGTTCAGCCCATCAAAAGGATACATCACATCACTCGCCTCGACAGGTGTCATGACAAGATCGAAGAGTGTACTACCTTGAATGATACCGTCTGGTACAAACTGGTCTGCACTCCACCACGCATCACTAAACTCTTTGCCTAAGTTATCGACAAGGTAGTCACACGCATCCTTGATTGGGATGTTGTTAATGCTCTGGCGGTGACGCATCACACGAGCCTTAGAACCAAACAACTCAGCCACCTCATTGGTTGCCTTCTGTCCTGCCTCATCGTTGTCAAAGCAGATCACAATCGAGTCAAAGCTATCGAGCCACTCGTATTCTTTCTTGCAATCCTTCAGTGCAGAGGCAGCTCCATTACGGATGGACACGACAGGCCACTTAGATCCTAGCATCTGGTATGCGGCAAGAGCATCCATCTCACCCTCGACAACAGTAACAAACTTGCCACCCTTCTTGAACAGGTGCTGTCCATACAGAGTTGCTTGCTTCCACTCGCCATTGATGCTGAAGCTTTTGTCAGGTGTCTTGATCTTCTCAGCTACCAGTGTGCCTGTGTGGTCACGGTACTGAAAGACGTAATTGCTTCCATCAGTAACACAGCCAAACGTGCGACATGTCTCGGCACTGATATTGCGTGACGGTATCGACCTGAAGTTACCATCACTCTTGGGTTGAAACTTAACAACTGTACTCACAGTAGGCGCTCCCACGTTATCTACTTTCTTTCTGGTTTGACAAACAAAGCAGTGACTCCACCCTTCATCGTTGATTGCTCGACCATCACTGCTACCACAATCATCACAACTAATATGTGTTTCTATAAAACTCATCTGGATTCACCCTCAGTATAAACTTCATTCTACTAAACGCATGTGCTGTGTGTGGGTCACGACAATGATCCTCTAGCATCTCTAAGAATCTGTCGAGTGGCATATCTTCAGCAACACGAGCGGCTTCCATAACAGTATGGTAGCGATGTGCCTCAAGCAAATCCTCATAACCACAATCACTCATAACAGTACTCCAAAGGTTAATGTATTAACTTTAGTTGGTAAAGTTAAAGTATAAATAATAATAAACTCTACCAAACCACTTCATACTATATAGTATACAGGACAAATCAAATCTTGTCAAGACTCAAATGCAAATAAATCATCAAGATCATCATACTTTGTGTCGAGTTCAACATGATCCTGTTCTGTCAATAGATCATCACGATCAATAGTGTGAATACTTCTCTTGACATAACTGTAGCAATGGTTGCACATATCTACAAAATCATTGCTATCAGCATACTTTCTAGTGGCTTCAAAGTCACTCAGTTCAACATCACATACAACGCAGTGCATTATATTTCTCCATCGTGCCTGTAAGTTTTTAGCTCAGCATCAAAGAAAGCACAGATAATTTTACCTGCTTTCTCTGGATCATTCTCAACCCATGCCTCAAAAATAGCTAAAGAGTGTGCATCCATTCCTGCTTTACTAGCGTAGTAGTGCTCACCAATGAACACATCCCATCGCTTATCCGCATTAGATCGCATGATTTCAATGAAACCGTCTTCAGCACAATCGTGACAAAGTACAGTATCATCAACGCTTTTCCATTCACAATCTCTACAAACTTCAGGATTACTCATAATCATTCTCTCCAATCATCACTTAACCAAGCACATAATACTACAACTACGACAGCAGATACAAGTGCTGTTTCAAAAACTTCAGCGATCATACAATGTCTCCAGAAAAATATTATCAACATTCTTCCATGTCATGGGACGGCCTACTTTGAGCCAGTCAAGGTTTTTTTGTGTGTAATAATTACGATATGCTACCTCTGTATCGTCATGCTTGCACTCATCAGGCATACACTGTGGTGGTGGAGTGAACCAACTATCAGGAATGCCCTCAGGAGGCTGTGAGAGCGCCTCTGAGCAACGTTCCCATGTTTTGTGTACCCTACCATACCTTTCGGTGTATTCGTCTGAGAGAGCCTCTAAGAGCCTGTAAAGCCAATTGTACTGATAACGCCCTGACCTAGCCCAAACAGCACTCGGGTGGTTTTTATGCGTCACTTTGTATGGTGCATCACTGCCGAGCACATGATGTGCAGTGCTCAGCAACTGTGCAGACTCTAAGATCATTTTGTTTACGTGAACATCGCAGTGCAACTTAGCGCACGTCCAGACGTCTTTGTGTAAGTAAAATATATTCATTATGCAACTCCGTTAGTTTATCCTGTATTTTTTCTATGTCGTGTTCTGTTATGTCATCAACGTAGTCTAACAGACAAGCCACATCAATTTCAAGGTCTGTGATTAGTTTTTCCAGCATACTGTAACGCTCCAATAGGTTAATGCATTAACCATCACCGAAGGTATCGTACCATTCCTCTGGCGTGATACCTGTCTTAATAAACTCACGCTCAGCAGGGCTAAGATTTGGAAAGGCATCCTGTAATAGGACGCCAAACAATTCATAGGACTCAAGCTGTTCGGGTGTGATGTCAAGATCCATCTCGTTGACCTCACCTGACAACATACTAATTCTCATTATCAGCATTGTAAGACCCTCCGAAGTAATTCACAACAATGTTCTCAAAAGCTTGTGCCGCTAACAGATAAGCTTGTGACTTGCCTTTGAAGTAAGCATCATCTACTGAAATGTCCGCGAACATCTCAGCATTTTGGCGGCTCAGTGATTTGAACACCTCGGCCTGACCCTCAATTACAGCTTTAAGTAATTCGTCTCTCATTATTTGACCCTCTCAATTTTGCCATCTTTCATCCAGACCTCAGCGAAAAACTCGCGGCCTAGTCCTGTTATATGGGGACGATTTGCCCCCACCATTTTACCATTCGGAGTGTACTCAGCTCCGAAGATTGACGTTTCGATGTAAGACAATGGTTTGCCCACATTTTCCTTCAATACTTTTTTGCTGGGGTAATTAAAAACTATCATGCGACCACCTCATTTGTGTCTGGTTCAAATAATTCTGTGCAGTATTGCACTAGGTAACTACGTTGGCCGTTGAGAGCGCGTAGCACTAGATCCTCATCGGCATAGACATAGTATGCCCCATCTCGTTTCTCAATGTCAAGAGCATTTGCTCGACACTCTTTCAAGGTGGCCTGTAATTTTCTTTTAGGCATAACTGTAGACTTTCTGGGTTCAAGTACTTTTTCTATCATGTCAATTTCTCCAAAGGTTAATGTATTAACCCCATCACCCTACTGCGATGAGGTTAGAAGCGGCCGCATTCTTTCGAGTACCGTGTACCGGAAAGCCTACTACCACCTTGCGGTCAGATCTAGCACATAGACCACATTCTTTGCATGACGTGTCCATATAGGTTGCAGGACAAGTCGCGACCACAACACCATCATATTCTGTTTTTGGTGGTGCGTCAATAGGTAACAGGGTCACGCTGGGCAAGCCTTGTTTATGGTGCTTGACCGCATCCTGTACAGTCTCGCACGACACGTTGATTGTAAAGCCTGACGTGTTCGCTGTTTTAACAATACGCTTATTTGTGCGCGTCATAGGGTAATGCGTGTATGTGAATCCACGCTTGCCACGATTAGCCGAGACAAGCTCAGACACGGCGCTTTCGCTCAATTCATTATCACTAGCACTGGGCAAATCACCGCTCACATTGTGCCGCCATAACTGCCCAGCTGGTAGCGCCTTGATCTTATCCAGAAACGAAGACCATAACAGACCGCGCTCACCTCGATCTAACTTATCCCAATTCAGGCGCGTATGAAAGCCAGCTTCGGCATAGCATCCGCCCTCACCACTCAATGGGCAAGCACTAGGGCAAGTCGCCCTAGGTGAATTAGTTACTGGTATAGGTCCAACTTTTACATTACTAGACTTCTTCACAAATTGAAATTTCATACTGTCAAGCCCTCTTAATATCCTAGAACAAACCCAGCGATGGCAAAGCCGCCCATCACCGAGAACACAATCAGTATACATGAACCCGTGACAATGTCAATCAATCGCTCACGTTTCAACACTTCGTTTTTTGTTGCGCCTGTGCGTTTCATTTATCAACCCCTTAGTAGCCGCTTTCGGCCGCTCTCATTCTCAAATCAGTTTGCAAATCACTGGGTAGATTCCAAGCGACCGCGCCCCAGTATCTTGCCGGTACGTTCATAATAATCCAGCCCTCGAGACTCTGCATTTGCCTATGCGTAGGATAAGCCCCGAGCGCGTCTAACATAATTTCAAGTTTAATTTGCCAGTCCATTTTCATTCCTCTTTTTGGTTTCTGTAAAGGTTAATGTATTAACCCTCAAGCTTCAAAGGTTAATGCATTAACCCTCGCTAGAGCGCGAACCCTAGCGAGAGTGAGGCCCTAGTTTCCTAGAGCCTTTTCGATTTCCGCGTCGACTTCCTCGTTAAGCGATTCCTCGGCAACCTTCGATAGTATGTTATATGCGTCTATTGCTACCATCCGTATGTCGAAGTCTCGAGCGCCTCGGTCAGAGTAGGTCTGTAAGAGCTTGAGAACACCGTTCAGCATCTCATCGTGCGTGGGTAGTGCCTCGGCCTCTTGCTCGCCTTCGCCCTCAGATTCGCCTTCGCTTTCGGGTTCGGCCTTCGCGTCTTTAAGTGACTGGCTCACAGCCGCGTACGCTTTCTGCAAGCTGGGCTCTATCATGATACGCACGGCCTCTGAGTCGACTTGCGAATCTGACCAGTCTCCTTGCTCGTCGAGAGCACCCGCGCAAAAGCTAAGAACCTTTTTGCGTTGTGACTTCATGACCTTGTAGGTCGAGTTGTTCTTATCGTAGCCGATGCTAAGCATGGCCTCTTCGAAGTTGGTCAGGTATGAACCCACCATTGCGGCACTGAAAGCTTCGTGCATAACCAGCTTGCGTAGGTTATCCATTATGCCACCCTGTGCTTTGTCAAGTGCTCGGATAGCCTTTTTCTCAGCGTTGATTACTTCTGTGATGATATCAGTCATGTCAATTTCCTCTTAAGTTAATGTATTAACCCTGTACCGCTGGGTCGCTGAAAACTATGCAAGGGGTGTGCCAACTTTTGGAAACCTCGACAAATCAAGCACTTAGCACTCGACCGTGTGACTGTAACGCCTACTGTATCTGTTACGTAGGGTAACATTGTGTGGCATAAGGTAACACGAGTAACAGTTAGGGTAACACTTGTGAGTGCTTGTGTGTGCTATATAGGGTACTACCTAAACCCCCACACTAACCTGTGGATAACTCAGCAGTAAGCTGTGGATATGCTGTGGATAACTTGTGAGTAACCTGTGGATAACTCTCGCGTGTAATAAAGATGGGCGGGGGAGGGGGATTTGCTTCCTCAATTTATGTAGGCTGCTACCCAGATACAAAAAAGAGTGAATTTGACTACTAAAACTACTAAAATTAGTGGATTCAACTACAGAGTACTATAACATCAGGGAATAATAACTAAGATATTGATAACTTTAGAGAATATAACGTGCACTGCGGAGACTTAAGGACTGCTGAAGCCCGCTGAAGTAGCTAATATTAGGGGCATGACAGTACAAGACAGAGCTGTAGAGTAGTATATGTGTAAAATTAACTAAAATTTAACTTGACTTTTGTCTATTTTTATGATATAATATACACATATTAAAGCAATCTATAGAGAACAACAGAGCACACCTTACTGGTAGAGTATAAATATTAATAATAACTTTACCAAGTTCTACTTTCTCTGTAACTCTCTATAGATACTAACAACCCTGTTTAGGATAATTGTCATGTCTGAAGAAAAAACTATAGGCAGACCCGCTAAGAGGGCTGTTGCGTCTAAGAAGAGAGGCGGTAGAGGTCAAGTAGGTAGACCTAAAGGTGATGCAGCCATCATCAATGACTACAAAGCTCGTATGCTTGCGTCACCTAAGTCACGTAAAGTACTTGATTCTATATTTGATGCTGCACTTAACGATGACCATAAGAATCAGGCAGCAGCGTGGAAGCTTGTCATGGACAGAATATTACCTGTCGCGGCTTTTGAGAAGGATGTCATCAAGTCTGGTGGAAAGAACAGTATCAGCATTAACATCACTGGTGTTGGAGCTACATCAATCTCTAGCGCCTCAGAAGAACCTGAAGACTATATTGAAGGAGAAGTGCTTGACTCTTAAATACTTTACACTTGATGAATTTGATTGTAAGGAGACTGGACAGAACAAGATGTCCAACAACTTCCTCATCATGATTGACAGGTTAAGAGAAGAGTGTGGTTTCCCCTTTGTCATCACAAGCGGCTACAGAGCCCCTGAGCACTCCGCTGAGAAGGATAAAC